AACCGGAACAGGTACGGGCACAGGGACAGGAACTGGTACAGGAAGAAACGGATTGATTATTGGTTTAGCTCAACAAGCACCAATTACCGAACAAATGTTTTCAAGAGAGTTATTTGAGCCAAAGTTTACAGAGCTAGATAACGTAGCTAAGGCTTTGGGAATGCTTCAATCTATAGGAAGAAGATTCTAATGACATACTTAGATTTAATTAATAGCGTTCTACGAAGATTACGAGAGGACACTGTAGATACAGCTAATGGTACTGACTATTCTCATCTTATAGGTGATTTGGTTAATGACGCTAAAAAGATTGTAGAAAACTCTTTTGACTGGACTTCTTTGCGAGACTCTATAACTATTAACACTGTAAGTGGAACAGATACCTACTCACTTACTAACAGTGGTGATTTAGCTGTAATTAAGGATGTAATGAACACTACGTCTAAAAGGTTCATGAATTTAAGAAGTAAAGAATATTTTAACAACGTAACTTACAACACCACGCCACAATCAGGCTCTCCTGATTATTTTACATTTGTGGGTACGGATGCTAATAGAGATTTAGAAGTTCAAGTCTATCCAAAGCCTGATGCGGCATACGCTTTAAGGTTTGATGTTGTTAAACCACAGACTGACTTGACCACTGACTCAGATAGTTTGTTAGTACCTACTAACCCTGTAATACAACTAGCTTACGCTATGGCTTTAAGAGAAAGAGGTGAAACTGGCGGTCAAAGTGCAGCAGAACAATTTGCTGTAGCTTCTACTGCTTTATCTGATGCTATTGCATTTGATGCTAACAGATACCCTTCTGAGTTAACTTTTCAGGTACGATAATGGCCCAGAAACTACAAAGCATAACTATTACGGCTCCAGGGTTTGCGGGTATAAACACCCAAGATGCCCCGTTAGCACAAGACCCTACCTTTGCGTCAGTTGCAGATAACTGCATTATTGACAAAGAGGGACGAGTAGCTGCGCGTAAGGGTTACGATATGGTATCTACCAATGGCCCTGCTGTACTAGGAAGCTCTGACGGAATAGAGGCTATACATCAATATAGGGATTCAGGTGGTAACACTAAAATATTTTCTGCTGGTAACAACAAGATATTTTACGGTACGTCTACTTTAACAGACGATACTCCTGGCAGTTATACAATTAGTGCCAATAACTGGAAGATAATTAACTTTAATGACCATGCTTACTTTTTTCAAAGAGCGCATGAGCCATTGTTATATACAAATTCTGTCGCTGATGTTGAAACAATGTCTTCTCATACTCACGCCACAGGCACACCACCACAGGGCAATGAAGTTTTAGCCGCATTTGGTAGGTTGTTTGTTGCAGACTTTGCAACGGATAAGTCTACTATATATTGGAGCGACCTATTAAACGGTCATGCTTGGAGTGGTGGCTCTACAGGTTCTATAGACATATCTAAGGTATGGCCTAATGGATATGATGAGATTGTAGCTCTGGCAGCTCATAACGGGTTTCTCGTTATTTTTGGCAAAGACTCTATAGTTGTTTATGAGGGTGCTGACTCTCCTGCTTCTATGTCTCTAGCTGATACCATATCAAATATAGGATGTGTCTCTAGGGACGCGGTTGTATCTACGGGTAAGGATTTAATCTTTTTAGACCGTTCAGGCGTAAGAAGTCTGGCAAGAACAATTCAAGAAAAGTCCTCACCCATTGGTGACATCTCTAAGAATGTTAACAATGACATTAAAAATCTGACAGCCAGTGAAACAGGCAATATTTCATTGCATTATTCGCCTAAAGAGGCTTTTGTCCTTGTTAATTTTCCTGTCCTTCAGACGGTGTATGTCTTTGATACCAGGTTTCCTCTCCAAGATGGTTCATACAGAGCTACCACTTGGTCTAGTATCTCGCCATTACGTTTTACTAATTTGGTGGATGACACTATTTATATTGGAAACGCAACTGGCATTGCTGAGTATGATAGCTATACAGACGGGACAGGCTCGTATCAACTAAGTTACTTCTCGCATCCTCTGGCATTTGGGGATAGCTCTATTCTTAAATTTTTAAAGAAGGTTAACTTAACTACTTTTGATGGCTCTGAAGCCACAGTTGTGTTGAACTGGGCTTACGATTATTCAAATGCTTATAAAAAACAAGCATACGTTTTACCTGCTAATAACGCAGCACAATATAATATATCTGAGTTTAACACTACGGCTGAATACTCTAGCTCATTAAGTTTAATTAACAGACAGAAGATTAATACTTCTGGTTCTGGAGCTGTTGTGTCCGTAGGAGTAGAAACAACTGTGAACGGCAAATCTATTGCTATTCAACAATTTAACATTCATGCACTACTTGGAAGGATTGTCTAATGACTGACTATACAAAGACAACAAACTTTGCTGCCAAGGATTCTCTGGTGTCAGGAAATCCTGCCAAAGTGGTAAAGGGAACCGAAGTGAACACGGAATTTGATAACATAGCAACAGCCGTATCTACTAAGGCTAATCTAGCTGCCCCAACATTTACTGGGACAACAACTGCTGCAAACCTCACGGTGTCAGGAACATTTACTGGCACTATTGATGGAGGTACTTACTAATGTCTCATGAATGGTGGCATCCAAAATGGATGGAAGATTTAAATGACGCTGCTGGAGATTTTTTTGGCAGTCCTACTGCTGGACTTATAGGAGCCATAGGTCAAGGTGTCTTAACCGAACGTGGCATTAAAGACATAGACAAGGCCCGTGAAACAGCCAACATATTTTTTGGTGGTCAGTCTCAGTTACCTACTGCCGAAGGCGGTTTACTAGGTGAAGTATCAAGGCAGTCTCAGTTTAAACCATTTACGGTTACTGGCACTAACGTCTATGGTCAGCCTTCTGCTGCGAGTATATCTCAAACAGGTACTGAGTTAGCTTTAAGCCCTGAAGAAGCCGCATTGCAAAGGTCTTTAACTGGTTTTGGGCAACAGGCTTTTGATTTTTTAGGCGACCCTGCTGAAAGAGAGCAAGAACAGTCTGCTTTGATAGGTATGTTGACTCAAGACCCTTCTCAAAGAGCTAGTAGAGAAGCTGACATATTCCAAAGGCTAGAGGCTATGCAAGCTCCTGAAAGAGAAAGAGCTGGCCTTCAGTTAGAAGAAAGGCTGTTTAATCAAGGTAGAGGTGGTGTCCGTACTTCTATGTTTGGAGGTACTCCTGAACAACTAGCACTTAATAAAGCCATTCAGGAACAACGCGCTGGGTCTGCTATATCTGCTATGGAACAGGCCAGGGCTGAACAAGCTCTACAGTCTCAACAGACTCTACAGGGTTTGGGTGAGTTTAGAGGCAGAATGGGTTTAGCAGGAGAGCTGGGATTAAGGGCTATACCTACAGCTTACACCCCGCAGCAAGAGCTTTTAAGGACGTTAACTCCACAACTAGAGGCTTCACGCCTAGCATCCACTTTACAGTCCACTGGGCTAGGTTTAGGGGCTGGTTTGGCAGAATCTGCAATAGAGTCCCAGTTGGGATTTGAAGGGCTTAGAAACGCCCTAAGACAGCAGCAGTACCAAGGTCTGTTTGACTTATTAAAGTCTGAAAAATCGGGTCAATCCGAGCCTAAAGGAACTCGTGTTGTAATGAGTGACGGAACTGTAGTTTATTTATAGGAGCTAGTAATGGCAATTAACATACAATCTTTATTCAGCGACATTATTGAGACTCCTGCTCAACGTCAAGAACGTATGCTTGGTGAGGGAATACTCAGGGGACGAGAGTTAACTGGAGGTCTTACAGGACTGGCTAGGACTCAGGCTCCTCTAGTATCTGCCCTATCTATGCAGATGCCCCAAAGACAAGAAGCACTCCGTAGGGGTGTGGGTGGAATGTTGGGACTAGACGTTAGAACTGAGTCTGAGAAGGTTCAGGAAGCCCTTCAGGGTGTAGACCCCAATGACCCCCAAAGTCTCCTCCAGGCTGCACAAGCTGTAGGTAATCTAGGATTAGGGGCTCAATCTGCTCAAATGAGAGCTATGGCTGCTGATGCAACCAGACAAAAACAAGCAGACTTGATGGCTCAACAAGACTTTGCAATGAGTCAGGCAAGAGATATTCAGAATATTTCTGAGTCCCAACAAAGAGAGCTGTCGGCTGTTCAGAATAGATTGTTAGCGCAACAAAGAATAGGCCAAGAGTTAACGTCTTTTGAATTTGAGCAAAGACTTAACGACATAAATCTTGAAGAGGCTGAAATTAAATTAAAGCAGCTTAAAGAAGGTGGCTCAGTAGACGAGATATTTGGAGGGCAAAAAATACTTCCTAATGGAACTATTTACTATGCTTCTAAATCTGGAGACACGATAGTAAAAGACATAAATGGAAATGTTCTTACAGGAGAAGAGGCCAGAGTTTCTTTGGATGAAGGCCATGAATTGGAAACAGAGCAGCAAAGAAAAATTTATCAAGCAAGAAGACTTGGTACTGAGTCAGGAATAATTGCTGCAAATTCGTTTGAACAAATTGGCACTCAGAGGGCTATGTTATCTAGTCTTAGAGATGCCGCAAGACTTGTTGAAGAGGGTGCAGCCACTACAGACCTAGAGGCTTTTTTGAAACCATTAAATCAAGCTACAAACTTCTTAAAACAGATTACTGGACAGCTTACTTTAGACCAGCTTAGTCAAGTTACCATGGGAGCTTTAAGCGAGAAAGAGCTTGAACTTCTTCAAGCAACTGCGGCTCCAAGTGGATTTGATAAGCCTGCAATTATCCAATGGTATAAAGATAAAGCTGCCGTTACAGAAAAAGCTCTTGGTGTTTTGGAGGAACAAGCTGTTTATTTTAGTCAGCCTGGAGCAACTCCTGGAGAGTGGATTCAAATTCAAAAACAAGTAAGAGAAAGCCAAATTCAAGCTGCTCCAGGGCCGAATGATGATGACGCAAGAAATTCAGTACTAGCTAAGGTATTAGGAACAGAAACATCTTCAGAAACAAAACCAGTAGACACTGACGAAGCGGCTTTAGAAGCGGCAAGACAAGAAATTCTTAGAGGTAGATAAGATGTCTGATAATTTACTGCAAGTAGCTAGAGACATACCAGAAAGGTATGTTCGTGAGCTTTCTACTGAGGATTTGAACGCTATATCGGATGGGAGAGATAATGATGTCTCTATGTCTGGTCTTCAAATACTTATGAAGGGCAAAGAAGATTTAGGCATTGGTGAGCTTCTTGATATTGGCGGGGCTGTTGCTGGTGCTGGTACTGGTGCAGCCATAGGTTCTGCTTTTGGCCCTGTTGGAACAGTTGTTGGTGGAGTTATTGGTGGAGCAGTTGGGACTTTTGCGGGAGAAGCTGCTGAAGACGTAATAGCCGACAGAGAAGTTAAGTTGGGATTTCAAGAAGGCGGTGCTGCAAGAGAGGCCGCTATTGGTGCTGTATTTGATACTGTTACTTTAGGCGTAGGTAGGGGCATAAGAGCATATCGTGGATACAGAGCAGCAAATCCTAGTTTATCTGAGATGGGCAAAGAGTTTAAGCCCGTTTTAGATGTTATGGATGCTGCGCCAGATAGCCCAGCAGCACTAGCGCAAGCCCAAGAGTTTTCGTTGAGGTCTGGCGGCCCCTCATTGTCTCCTATAGCTACAGAGTCTGCTTCAATGCTAACTCAAATTGGTAGAGAGCTTGGAGAGATGGGTATCTTTTCTTCAAAATATTACGATGAAGATATAGCAAAACAAAAAGATGCTGTTTTAGATGCTTTTACTTCTTTTTCAAATCAGGGTGTAGCAAGAACGCAAACAGAACTTGGGAAAGAGTTTATAACCCTAAAGTCTGCTGCTGACAAAGCAATGCACACTGTTTACGGTAGTCAGCTAGATACTCTTAAAAACTTAAAATCAGCAAGAAACTGGGTAAGCGTTGAGCCTATTGTTAAGAATTTAAGAGAGTTTTCTAAAAAATACGAATCTACCCTCGTTGTCCCATTTGAGGGTCAAGTTGTTACTTCTAGCTTAGATGAAGGCGCAGTATCTTTAATAAATAATCTTGTCTCTGAACTTTCTGGCTCTGTTACTGGGCGATTTGCCAAATCAAGGTTGGAAGACGTTATTAATTTAGAGAAGCGTATAAATCAAGAAATATCAAAGATGGCTCCTGGTTCAGCTTATGGTAATGGAGTTGCTAGAGGGCAGCTCAAAGAGCTTCATAGCGAAATAAGAAAAACAACTATAGGCATGATTAGGAAAGTAGACCCCTCAATGGCTAAGATTTACCAGAGGATGCAGAAAGAGTACAAGAATGGCTTGGACTTTCTTGATGAAAGAGGGATTGAAAACCTTATAAAAAATGGAGTCAATAAAGAGGCTTATCAGGCGATAGGCAGGGACTTGCTTGGCAAGAACCCAGAAAAAGCAAAAAAGCTTATGACTTTAGCTGAAAGAAGCATCGCCATGAAGGCAAAGACAAAGCCTAAAATGGATGTACGCTCTGAGATTAATAAGTTTAGAGAGAGCGTAAGAGCTTCTTATCTGAAAGAAAGCAATATGGTAGAGACAAAAACTACTGGCAGGGCAGACCCAATTAGAAACATTTTCTCTGAAGATTCTGGAGCAGTAACTTTATTAAGAGGCGCAGATTCTGCTAAACAAATTTTTGGCGAGAGATGGCCTGAGCTTAAAAAGCTATTAAATCATGTCGTTACTATGTCAAAAACAAGAAACAGAAAGACTTTTTCTTTGGCTCTTAGCTCTGCTGAAATTGCGGCTGGTATTGGGGTTATAGGAGGTCTGGGTGCGGTTGGTGGTGGTTTAGTTGGAGCTGGCGTTGGCAGTCTGGCCGCCTCCGCATTAATACTAACATCCCCAATTTTTCTTTATAAACTGACATCAAGACCTTCTCTGGTTAACAAGTATATTGCTTTAGATAATCAGCTTGAGAAAGCTGCAAAAACAATGTCTTCTGAGCAAATGCCAGAGATACTAATTTCTAACGTGTCCAAGTTGTTGTCAGAGCTTCCAGAGGAAGACGTATTAGATATTAGGCAGGCGGTTTCTGACCCTAATTACAACTTCGGTCAATAGTTTTGAGGCAGTGCGGCATCCTGGGTTCCTCCACCCCCGCCTTTGGGTGTCGTACTGACCTCTCCTAACTTTCTATAAACTTATCACACAGCGTTGACACAGGAAGATTTGTGTCGCGCC